AAGATACAATCAAAAAATTGGTTGAAAATCTTCCTCTAACAGTAGAGGCAATGAATCAAATGGTTAATACCGAATTGGAACAAGATCAAATTGTATCCTTAGCTAAAGATTTGTTGGATCTAAGAGTAGAAAATAGCAAAAATACATACGATATTAATGCTATTGAAGCTATTTTAACTCCTCAAAGAAACCAAGATATGGGTACTGATTTGTGGAAAGTATTTAATCGAATCCAAGAAAATATTCTTGAAGGAAATTTCGATTATCAAACACTTAAAGGTAAATCTAGAAGTGCTAGAAAAATTAAGAACTTCCAACAAGATTTGGAGTTGAATAAAAAGATGTTTTCTAAAGCTTTAGAGTATGCTAATTAAAAAGAAGGGGGGTTAAACCCCCCCTCTATTTAAATTTTATGAAAAAAATTACTCTTGAACAAGCTAAAAAATATATTCCGTTAGATGATGATATTGTAAATAGGAATATTCATAAAGCTTCATATTATACTATAAGCCCACACCCTGATCCTGAAATGGCTAGTAGTGGATGGGAAAAAGTTACTTACTATTTATCTAAAAGAAATGATATATACATCAATAGAGGAGAAGGTAACCAATGGATTTACATCCTTTCTAATCCCACCATTCCTAACGCTTTAAAAATAGGATATACTAATTTAACTCCAGAATTAAGAGCAAAACAAATATCATCTTCTACCGGAGTAGTAGTACCTTTTAAAGTAGAGTGGGCTTTTAGATGTTTTGATGGGAATTTGATGGAAAGTGAAGTACATGAAGCTTTAAAGGAATACAGAATTAGTAATCAAAGAGAATTTTTCCAAGTGGATTTGGAGGAGGCTAAAAATATTATTACATTAATCGGGGAAAGATACACCTAACAGTATTTATAATTGCAGATATGACAATTTTATAAATGATCCCTAAGGATAATATATTTAGTTTATTCCAAAATGAGGATACTATAGAAGTTTATGAAAACTTTATGGATAATCCTTATGTTAAGATAGGGATGTTTAATAAAATTATTAGAAATAATACTGTATTTAACATTAAATTTAAAAAATTTCTTGATAATGTTGATCCAAATTATGATAAAGAGTATATAGATTCTTCTTCTAAGTTTATAACATTTAATAGAGCATTTTTTTATATTAAAGATATTGATGTAGAAAATTCACAACATATTGATGCTTTAAGATGTCATGATTTTGAGGGTTTAATATTAAACTTAAACTCCTCTATATCTTTTTTTGAAGAAAGAGAAGAATACGAAAAGTGTAGTCACTTATTTAAAATTAAAAAACTTATTGAAGAGTCTTTATAAACGGCTTGACTCCCCCATCTCTCTTAATTAACTTTATATCACGGGATTTAAAGAAATGAGAGAAAGAAAGGAGGAGGGGAGGAAAGGGAATGGAACCCGGGGGGTAGGAAATATAAATAAACAAAATAAAAATGAGAAATCGAAGTTTAATGCAAAAGAAAGTAGAATTCCTAGAATCTACTTTGATCAATCTACAACGTATTGTTAAAACCAAGGAACCTGTAGAAGTTTATCTCCAAAATATTGAAAAAGGATTAGATGTTGTGGAAGATTTAAAAAGTATGATAGAGGCCGAACCTTTATCACCTAATGAAGTAAATAGATTTTAAATTAATATAAAGGGTTATGAAACTAACAGCTGAACAAATCCAAGATAATTGGAATGAATTTTTGAAAAATATTAATCTATATATTTCTTCTCCTAGAAAAGAAAAATTATTAGAATTCTATAAAAAATATGAGGATAGGTTGATTTTAATGCCTGCCGCTCATAAAAAAGAATACCATAATGCATTTCCTGGAGGATATGTAGAGCATGTTAATAGAGTAGTACAAGCTGCTATTAAGTTACATTCATTATGGGAAGAGTTTGAAGCAGATATGTCAACCTTCACTACTGAAGAATTAGTGTTTGCTGCTATTAATCATGATTTGGGTAAAATGGGTGATGAAAATCATGAATCATATATCCCCCAGACAGATCAATGGAGAAAAGATAAGTTAGGAGAAGATTACATGTTTAACAACCAACTCCCATTTTCTTCAGTTCCCGATAGAGGATTATTCCTCCTCCAGTCTCATGGTATCCAGTATACCTTTAATGAGATGGTTGCTATTCAGACACATGACGGGTTGTATGATGAGGGTAATAAGAAGTATTTATTAAATTTCATGCCAGAACAAAAACCTAGAACTTGTCTACCATATATTTTACACCAGGCAGACTTATTGGCTGCAAGAGTGGAATTTGAAAAAGAATGGTTACCTAAATTTAAAGAGAAAAAACAAGATAATTTGGAGGAGCCAAAGAAGAGTTTTACATTAAATAATAAAACAAAAAATAATGTTAAAACCAAAGCTCTAGGTAGTTTATCAAGCGTAGGTTTGAAAAACATGTTAGACGATTTGTAATATGATAGAAACTATAATAATTTTAGGAATAATGGTCGTGGTCTTAGGATACACGACCATCAACCTTCTAACCAAAAACGAAAAAGCCGAAGATATAATTATTTCCCAACAAAAATATATCTCATCAATTTCAGAAGTAATTGAAAATTCTGAAAAGAGGATAAAAGAAATAGACGAGAAAGAAATTTTTAAATCTGATGACGAAATAGGTTGGTTTTTTAACGAACTTAAAAAAATCCAAAACATTCTTTCTCAGTATAAAAGCTAATTTTTTATGATAAAAAAAAGAAAACCTAAGAGTAAAAACTATTTCACTCAAGAAACTGAAGATTATATTGTATTATATAATAATTCTAAAGATTTTGAAGAAAGAAGTAGAATATATGAAAGGCATATCCATTATGCTTTTTTTAAACTTACCCAAAATATAATCCACACATTTAAATTTTATCATACTGAAGTAGAAGAATTAGAACACCTACAACATGAAATAATTACATTCCTTTTATCTAAAATCCATTTATTTGACCCATCCAGAGGAGCTAAGGCATATTCTTATTTTGGAACGATTGTTAAGAGATGGCTTATATTATATAATACTAAAAATTATAATAAAAAAGTAAATAAAACCGAAATTGGCGAATTAGATAAAGAGGGCACCACCCACTTTTATACTTTAGAGGATAATACCAAAAATGATTTAGATAAATATTTAGATTTATATGTTGAGCATTGTACTAAAAATATATTTGAATTATTTCCCAAAAAGAATGATGCCCAAGTAGCAGATGCAATACTTGAAATTTTTAGAAATAGAGAAAATTTAGAGATTTTTAACAAGAAAGCACTCTATATTTACATCAGAGAAATAATAGATGTAAAAACCCCTAAAATAACTAAAATATCTAATCAACTATACGATATTTTTAAAACCAACTATGTTTTTTATCTTGAAAACGGATACGCTAAATTTTAAGTTTTTTTTATATCTATATTTATAACAAAAATTATGGGATCTTTAGATAACGTAGTATTTGGTAAAAAAAAATTTTCGGATATTTTAAGCGAAATATACGATAACCAAAAACGTAAAGAAAAACAAATATCAGGATTAATTGCTGAATTGAAACCTCTTATTAGTGATATAGGTGATGCTACTTTAATTGTCCCCCTCATTAAAGAATATTTGGAAATTGGCGTAAAAAACGACGAACAATTAATTAAAATGGCTACTATCATACAACGTGCGTTAAATAGTAGCAGTGGTGAAGAATCGCTAGGAATTACCGAGGAGGAAAAACAACAATTAATGGAAGAATTAGAAAAAATTAATTCTGATAAAGATAAAAAATGATAGGTAGTAAATTTGGATTTGCAGGGATAAATCAACCATACAAATCAGAGGCATTAATTGACTCTATAAAAAGACAAATTGATGATTTAAGTAATAAACTTATTCCCGCTCGTGTAGTTGATATAATACTTGATGAAACACATCCTGATTTTGAAGGATTAGGTGGGTGGAATAGTATTGGTATTATAAAATATGAGTTAATTAATTCTCTTGAAGGAGAACAAACTATTAGAAAAATAGCTAAACCCTTATTATCTAATATAAAAACTATTCCTTTAAAAAATGAAATTATTTTTTTAATAAAATTGCCAGATGCAAATTCTTTAAATAGTTTAACAGATAATGAAATTTATTATTACTTAACATTAATATCATTATGGAATCATCCCCACCATAATGCATTTCCAAATCCTTTAAATAATAATTCTCTACCTGAGTCTCAAAGAAAAGATTACAAATCTATAGAAAGTGGAAATGTGCGTAGAGTAACAGATAATTCTACGGAAATAAATTTAAATTCTACTAATAATAGTGGGGGAAAGTTTATAGAACGTATTAATATTCATCCTATTTTACCTTTCACGGGAGATAATATACTTGAAGGAAGATTTGGTAATAGCATTAGATTAGGTAGTACTATTAAATCTAATAGTTTATACCAAAACAATTGGTCCACCTCAGGAAATGAAGGTGATCCTATTACTATAATAAGAAATGGTCAACCTGCTAATTCTTCAGATGAGGGATGGTTACCTACAGTAGAAAATATAAATAATGATTTATCTTCTATATATTTTACTTCTACTCAAAAACTCCCTATAAATGTATCAAGTACAAATTACACAGGGATACGAAATGAATATATTCCAAAATTTCCTCAATCTTATAATTTACCTCAAGTAATATTAAATTCTGGTAGATTATTATTAAATTCTACAACTGATAGTATTTTATTATCTTCTAAAAAAGTTATATCATTATCTGCTATTGAAGATATTGGATTAAGTTCTAGAGGAAATATAAGTTTATCATCTAAAGGTGTAAGATTAGGTGGATCTGAAGCAAATGAATCTTTAATAATGGGTGATAGTTTTATATTCCAATTTAATAAATTATTAGATTCTTTATCATTATTATGTGAGGCTTTAACTACTGAGCCTGCTTTAAAAAGTACTCCATTAATAGCTACAGGTCTTAGTAATACAATTAAAGCTGTTAAGGATGTATCTAATTCTTTTACTTCCAAAATTTCTAAAACATTGTAAAAATGGAAGAAAATACTTTACTTGCTCTATCTAAATCTTATCTTCTTACAGAAGAGGGTAAAAAGCTTATTGATAAAGAGTTAGATATATCGTCTCTTAAATCTCAATCCCAAAATCAACTAAGATCTGCTGCGGATTCTACTAGTTTTGAAGGAGCTAATTCAAAACCTAATG